GCTCCAGTGACGCCGACTGAAGCGAGGGTGCTGACACCGCTGACGTTGAGCGTTGTGATGTTCGCGGTGGTTACTCCCGCAGTTCCTAGCGTGGTGGCTCCCGTGACATTGAGAGTGGTGCCAATGGTAGCTGCTCCGCTCGTAGACAAGCTTGAGAGCGAGGTGGCTCCGGTTACACCGAGGGTGCTGGCGACGCTTGTGGCACCGGTCAATGTGGAGGTACCGGTCACCGAGAGGTTGCCGGGGATCGCCAGATTGCCGCTGAGGCTCGTTGCGCCGGTTACGGTAAGAGAACCACCGACGACCGTGTTACCGCTTGCCGCGGCCACCGTGAGCTTGTTGGTGGCTACGCTGAAGTCGCCGGTGGTATTGACCGCGGTGGTGGCTAGCTGGAGCGCGGAATCGATGCCGCTGCCGTCTCCAACAGCTTTGAGGACGGAGGTCAGCGCGGAGTTGTCGGAGCTTTTTAGTAGGCCAGTGTATGTCGATGCGACGCTACTGCCTGTGAGTGGAGTTCCCATATCAGTTCTTCGGTAGTGCGTACCAACCAGCCGGCAGGACCACGGTCGAGGGCCCCACCAGCTTCTTGTTTGAATCGAATCCGTAGACGCTGGCCTTCACCGGCTTGGCCAGCATCACCGGATCACCGGAAGGGACCAGGACCACCTTCGTCACTTGGCAGCCCAGGCAGATCGGCAATACGGCCAGCCAGATCAGTCTTGAGAGCCTCGGGTGCTTTTCCATGTTGGATATCGGTGGGTGGTGTTTCCCGCAGCCAATCGAGCAGGGCCTTCAGGATCTGGTAGATCCAGTTCACTGCTTCGGGATTTCGGCGTCCTTGGCCATGATCAGGCCGATGCCGGCGGTCACCGCTGCGATGGTCGTGGTGATATCCAGGTTGGTACTGGGATCACCATCGAAGAGGGCTTTGAGAGCCCCGCCAACAGCGACGAGGATGGCACCGATACCGGCGATAGTGGTCTTGGTATTCTTCATTTTCTAAAGAGTTTGTAAGCCCCGTAGATGGCGCACAGTAAGCCAATCACAGCGGTGATAAGTCGGACGATGTCGGTGAGCCAGGGCAGGAACGAGACAGCGGTGGCCGCTGCTGCTCCTCCCATGGAAGCGATCATCTGATTTGTGTCACCGCCGTGATTGTTTGTGTCCATTTATTCGGGCTTGTGTTGGGCTGCTGCGGTTTCGAGGAGTTCCACCAGAGGAAGGCCGACCTTCATGTTGGTCACGTTGCCGGCCTTCATTCCAATGACGAGCAGCTCATAGAGTTGGTTGAACTGCTGGGGAGTGAGTTCGATCTTGATCATGGCGCGACGACAGCTTCAACAACCGGCTCGTCATTCGCAACCACAACCGGCTTCGGCGGAGCTTGCAACGACTCAGCCGGAACGCCACCAGTCGGCCACGGCAGCGGCGGCGTGATGATCGGAGGATTCTTCTGATTCTCGATCTGCTGGATGACAGCGGCTTCGGCAGCGTCTTTATCGACTCCGCTCGACCACACCCAGTTCAGCACCTCGGCCTGTGTCAGGTCTTGGTACTGGATGAACTTGGAAGGATCGGGCGGGGTGAAGCTGACGGTTGCGTAAACGCTGCCGGAATAGGTGCCATCGGTGCCGTTGCAACGCCAAGCGGCGGTGACGACGACATCGGTGAGCGAGCCTTCGACGGGACGAACCCAGAGGGTTTCGATGAGCCAAGTGAGATTCATGGTGGATTAGGCGAGGGTAATGTTGGCGGTGCGGGTGGTGCCATCTACTCCACGAACCGAGATTCGCAGATTGGTGTCGCTGGTCAGGTTGAAGACCATTTGGCGAGCAGTTCCAAGAGTAGGAGCGGTTGCCGTGGTGGTGATTATTGAGTTTCCGCTGCTATCAATAGTAACACGATCAGCAGAATTGGTGTTGAAATTGAGCGCATTCGATCCAGCAGCAGCAAGACGGGTTGCGCCATCCAAAGTCAAAGTGCTGGCAAAATACCCAGTTCCATTGACAGTAAGTTTGTAACTGCCACTCGTCGTCCCCACCAACAAATTCCCACTCGCATCCAGCGTCATCGCCTGAGTGAAGGTGATGTTGCCGTTTATCGCCGGAACTCCGGTTGATGTGGTCCAAACGTGGGAACCATTAGCAGCGTAAGAGCAGTAATACTGAGCAGACGGGTTTGCGGTGATGTACTTCCAGTTTGTGCCGTCAAACCAAGCATTCGCCGCAACCGTTCCATTGAGCTGCGAACCCATCAGCGAAAGACCAGTTCCAAACTGAATAGCTTTGTATCCAGCACCCCACGCACTCGGCGTAACCCCTAGGCCGAGGTTTTGAGATGCGTCAAATGTGGCTGCGACAGTTGATCCAGTTATGATTTGAAGCCCCGCATCACCGCCCCAAACAGCAGCTTTTTGCGTAGCTGCTCCGTTTGCTCGGAACGCAAGAATCGAAAGATTGTCAGAAGCACGTCCGAACAGCGAAATCGCACCAGCATTTGATTTGGCAGTAACCTCAAGTGAATCACCCTGAATCGCTGCCGCTTGATTTATCAACACCCGTTTCAATGAAGAAACAACCTTCAGCGCATCAGTATCAACCGTCAGGTCGCCGGTGATGGTGGCGGAGGCGAGGGTGGCGGTGCCGCCTGCTCCCAGGATCTGGTTCACGGTCACCTTCTTCGTGGTGCCGCTTGCCGCCATCGATGTGTCGGTAAGATCGACCATCGGGATGGGGAAGGTTGATGGGATGATCGGATTAGCTCCGATCGCCGTCAGTGCTGTGATTTTCGTATCTGGCATATCAGTAGACTGTTAATATGAACTTGTTTGAATCTTCGGTCAGTAGCAGGTCTGTGCCGTCTTCGAGGGCGATCTTGTCATAGGTTCCGAACGTAATGACAATCTTGTCCCCATCTTCCAGAAGGACGAAGAACTCATCCTCCTGCAAAAGATCCCGGCGCAAGATCGGCGGATCGATCGGGGTAACATTCCCACCGGATCCGCTGGACGTTAATCTTGTTCCGAGAGCGAGTGTCACGGCTTAAGAGTTGATCACTCCATTGAAAGCGACCACCTGACCACTCGAAATCTGGAAGCTGTCGATCGGACCAGGAAGCGTGATACCAGCCGGGATAGTGGCCGACGACCAACTGCCGCTGATGTTCTTGCCGGTGATCGAGGTGAAGGTAGTCGGAGCAATCGTGGTGACCGCAACGAATGGGCCAGTGGTCAACGTGGTAACGAGGACGAGCTGAAACCCGCCGTTGCCCATCGAATACTCAGTGGCCAGATTTGAATTTGCGCTCATATATCCCAGATCTTGCGAATTTGATTCTTGCTGAAAGTGCTTTCAAAGCGGGAGCCCTGCCGGTCTTCCATCCGGCTGAATCCCTTCTTCACATGGTCCTTGAGTTCGGCCTCGCGGGCAAAACCGGTGACCCCGAAGCGGGCCACCGGCTGTCTGCTCCAACGCTTGCCATCAAGGACAATGGAATCAGTACCCATCGGAGCGATATGCTCGATGGACTTGCCATTGCTCTCGAAGGTGTAGATCGGCATATCAGGATTCCATCTCGCTGTCGTACTCGGTGACCATGTTACGCATACCTTCCTCGTCCATGGGGCCTTCCATTTCCTTGTCGCCCTTGGACTCGTACTCAGCGGGCATACCGTTCACGCTGCGGATCTCGACGTAAGCCTCGCCGTTTTCGAGCTTCTTGAGAATACCGCGAACTTCCTCTAGGACAACTTCATCACCAATTTCGGGGGAAGCCTGTTGGCCATCCTCCATGTCGGTGGAAAGAGCCTCGACCGGAATAGAAATCATGGGCGCATTGTTATCAGCCTCTTCACATCCGCAAGCGGAATGAGAAGGGGCACCACCGATTGCTCGATGACGCCCCTTTGGGCTGACGGCAATCACCATGATGGTGGCCGTCTTGGGTCGCATATTACAGCGTGGTCGAGGTCTTAGTACGATGCACCAAGTACCAGGTCGGGTTGGCAGTAGAGCCAGTGTTACCAGCAGCCAAACGCAGAGCGGCGAAGTACAGCTTCACACCAACGGTGACGAGCTGGTTCAACGGATCGCTCTTGTCGGGGGTATCGGTGATCACGATCTTCGGAGACAACGGATCATCACCGGTCAGGGCGGGGATACCGAACGCCTCATTGCCGAAGAAGAAGGACGCGATGATGTCCTTGCTAACCGCCAGACCGCCACCCGCGGCAGTAGCCTGATAGACGAACTCATCGGCAGCAGTACCGGAGCCGGTGCTGACGAACGAGTTGGTCTGGGTGACCACGCGGCAACCGTAGATGGAACCCACCTCGCCCTTGTAGAACGGGGTACCCTTGTTTCCGTAGTTGGAGGCGTTCAACCAGTCGGCATCGCGCATCAGGTCACGGGCAACACGGGGGTCGGTCGCCAGGACGTAGCCACCGTTGATCATCGGAGCGCGGTTGCGCTTCAGGCGGGTCATGGAATCGAGGACAGCCGAAGCCGTCATCGTGGTGTTGGCCGCGGTGGTATCGCTGTTCAGCGCGGAGAAGCTCTGCGTGGTAAGCGTGGCGGGGTTACCGTACACCTTCACGCCACCAGAGCTGGCGACGACGTTCACGGCGTCCGAGTTATCGAACGTACCACCACCCTCGGCGGCGGAACCGATAGAGGAACCGCTGGCCGTGAGGTTGGAACCGATCAGGGTGTTACGAATCACCGAGTCAACCCAGAGGGCCATGTCCAGACCGCTGGTCTTGGTGGCCTGCTGCAAGCTGTTGAACAGGTCCGTAGCGCGGAGGATGTCGGTCAAACCGATCACCTGACCGTACTGGGCGAGCGACTTGCTCAGGCTGTTGAGGGCCAGAGCGCGGTAGTTCGCGGAGCTGATGGCAGCACCCTCGGAAGCAATGGTCTGAACGCTGCTGATGCTCGGGGCTCCGAAACGGAACATCGAGATCGCCTTGTTACCATTGTTCTTGGGGATCGGGGCCTTCATCGAGAACTGATCAAGAATCGTCTCCTGCTGGACGATCGAGAGCAGCTCCTTGCTGAAGTAGTTCTGGAACTGACTGGTTAGCGTAGTAGAGGTTGTAACTGGCATATTTGAGTTGTGGTTGTGCTATCAGTTGCCTTCCCGGTCGAACTCCCTCGACGCTCGCATGAGCGCATCCCTCTGCTCCTTCAGGGATAGCTTGGAGAAATCCTTCTCCTCGGTCTTGAGTTGTCCTGCCGGAACGCTTTTCCCAATAGCGGTCTTCTGCTGGAGCTTACTGAGCTGTTCTTTCAGAGCCTTATTCTCGGCCTCCACAGACTGATATTTTACCGCAGTATCTTGGAGCTTCATCAGTTCAACCGCATGGGATAACCCATTCGGCAGCGTTGTGAGGATCGGGATTCGCTGCAACAGCTCAACCGTGCGCTTGTACTCAGGCGTAGACTGATCTTTCAACCAAGTCTCCTTCTCGGACAACTTGTTAAAATTCTCGGCCCATGTCTTTGTAAAACGCTCCTGCTGAACCTGCTGCTGCTTGGCACCCGCCGCTTTACGGACTCCATCAGCCTTGGCTCGCGCTGCCTTGGCCAACTGGGTATCACCATCTGCATCGAACTCCTTGGCCGCAGCCTCGTAGTCCTCCGCAGTGTATCCCTTGTCGTCCCGGAATGAGTTGGTCTCGGCAGCACTGGATTGCTCCCGCTGCTTAGCCCACTCCTCCCTCTCACGCTTCACCGCCTCGCGCTCGGCCTTGATAGCCTCCTTCTCGGCGTTGATCTGTTCCCAAGACTTAGCCTTACGCTGTTGCTCCTGGGCGAATTTGCTCTTCTGATCCTTCGGCTTTTCCTCCTTCTGCTTGGCCTTGGATTCCGGCTCTGATTTCGCGCTGACCTCCTGCTCGCCACCATCGGACTCTTTGCTGGCGGTCACCTCATTTGAGGATTCCTGCTCAACCGAATCAGGCTCGTTATTATTTTGAGCCTGCTCCCTTGGTTGGCTGTCGATATCGACACCGGCATCGTGATCCGCGGCCAATGCGAGCATCGCGTCGGCACTCATGTTTTCATCTGACATATTGTGCTTATACTCGTTTGCTGGCCCGCACAGACGCAGCAACCGCAACTTTGATCCTATGTGTTCGTGGCAGAATCCGGATCATCTTCCTGCCCCGTAATTGATTCTCGGTCGGCCATCATCTCGATGACCTTCACAAGACTGGCCTGACCCATTGCAAATCCTGAGGAGTATTGCAAATGGTTTCGGTCTGTTATAGCAGAAGCGTTCTGCATCAGAACCGTGTTCAGGAGAGCGTCCTTGAACTTCTTCCCGGTATCGCTCTTGAAAAAGCTATTGAGCGCGGTGGCGTCCTCGCGTGTCCACGGGAGCGGATCCACCCATCGCTGGTGCCGTGTGAATGTCCACGCGGCTCGGAGCTTGGCGAAGGTGCTGATCATTTGGCCGCTGCCTTCTTCCGACCCGCCGCCTGCCGCCGCATGAACTCCGCGGCCCCGAGCTTCTTGCGCCCGATGTATGCCGCGAGAGCCCGCGGATCATCCGCGCCCTCCTTCTTGAGTTGCGTTGCCAGTTTGCTGAACTTCGATTTCTTCATAAATTACCAAGCCTTACAGCTCCAATGCCTCGGCGTCGTCTTATCGGTCGCCGTATCGCAGTTATGCCGTGCGCGGAAGTTCTTCCTCCGCCCCGGATCGTCCTTCTTGATCTCCATCTTCGGATCCCCGAAGCGAACCTTGATCACAGTCCCCTTGGGGTTGCGAACATAAACCGCCCGCTTCTTCGCCTCGCCCGGAGTGTAGAACGGTTTGCCAAGCGTGACCTTCTTTCCTTGGTATTCGGCCATATCAAGATTGGAATAGGGGTGATTCTTGGATGTCCTTCATGTTCTCGGGCTTGCGAACCTTCTGGAACCTGATTTTTGGCGCAACACCCTCCACCAATTCCTCAAGCAGTGGCCCACTCTGAGGAATAGGCTGTTGCGGGGTCGGCGGAAGGGGCGGCGGGGGAGCGACAATGGTAATCATGGCTTGAAATTCACCGCACCAGTCAAATTCCAGCACAGTAGGCCAGCAAGTGGGTCTACTGGTGGGCGGAAACCTCCGACAAGTGCTGTCAGAGGCCCGATATCGGCAATCTTTGCAGGTCATTTGTGTTCTTAAACAGGGGCTTGCGCCATCTCAGGGGGCGGAACCGGCAATTGCTGCTGCTGAGCAGCCAATAAACCGCTTCCCTCCAAGAATTTCTGGATCTCCTTCCGCAGTTTCCGCGCCTCGTTCGTCGCCACCTGCTCGTAGAACTGCAACAGGCTGTCCAGACGCACCATAAACGCATTCTGCGCCGCCGGACTGAACTGCTGACCCTGCTGGATCGCCCCATTGAGGTACTGCATCAGCACCCCAATACGGCCCGCGTAGTTCTGACCCGGCTTCGCCGGCACCGGGATACCCACCAGCAGCGTCGGGATCGTCTTCGTCTCGTCCTCCAGCTCGTCCTGCGCCTTCTGGCCAGGATCCCGCAGCAATCGCTTGATCAGGCTTGGGTCATCCAGCTCCATGATGCTCTTGTCCAGCTCCACCTGATCCACCCAGGGCGAGTTCATAAACAACTGCTTACGATTTATCGCCTGCTGCACCATCACCTGACGGCTCACCATGTCCATTCCACCCTTCGGCTCCAGCTCGTACTGGTCATGCAGAGCGACCGGATCCGCATCCAACGAATCCTCGGCAAACCGGTACCGCAGACTCTTGCTATCGTACTGCACATACAAGCTCCACGCCTGCCGGTACAGCTTTCCAAGTGCCATACGGAACAATCGCGCCCGCAGATCACCGCTCTGCATGGCCTGCGCGTTGATGCTCTGGATCTCAGTCGCCGTGCGCCGGTCGGAACCCCCGCTCATCACGCTCCCCATCGCATAATCCGGGCTCCCGATCCGGTTCTCCGCCACCGCCCGCATCTGGTTCAGCTCCTGATCGAAGCTCACCGGCGGCTGCGGCATCTGCACCGGGGCCACCCCATAGGGGAGGATCTGTCCCGGCTGGAACCGCAGGTTGATGGAGTTGGGCAACTCCCGCTCCGCTCGGAACAGCGGGCGATTGTACAAGGTCATCGCATCATGCTTGTGATTCCACATCGAGGTCATGGACAGCTCGAACGGAGCCATGATCTCGCAAATACCCCGCGGGCTGAACCAGCCCTTGTCCTTGATCTCATAGGGGAAATCCACGAACGGACATTGGCCATGATCATAGGGCAGCTCCATGGGATCGCGGAGATCAAGATCCACCGCCGCGGGGCTATAGAGATAAACCTCCCACACCCCATCATCCCGCTTCCGATAAACCTCCCACACGATCACCCCATCGGTGTTGTTCGTGTATGTAATACCCTCGCGCAACTGCTTCGCATCATTCTCGGTCGCCGCCCCCGGAATATTATCATCCTCCTGCGGGTTACCCCGGATCTTCTCGATCGTCTTGTTGTCCGCCTTCCAACCGAACTGGCCGGCCATTCGCTTGTACGCATTGACGCTCATCGGCATCACATGCACCAGCCAGTCCGCATCCTGCAAATCCACGGTATACGCCGGGACCACGATATACATCGGATCGATCGCATCAAACCCCACCCGCTTATCACCCGGATTCCAGAAGCACTTGATCACCCCGCGCCCGCTCATCAGGGTGTAATCGACCCACGAGAGAACCTCATCGGTGAAGTTGGTCTTGTCCCGGATCTTATAATTGAACCAGTCCTCAGCCACCTTCGTATACGCGTTCAACTGCTGGCGCATCGGAACGAAGCTGGCCACTACATCCATGCCCAGTGCCTGCTGGAGGAACAATGGCTTGAGCTTCTCGATCGCCGTATCGATGAGCGGCCAATGCAGATCCGCGGCCTTGGGCCAGGGCTTATTGGTCCTTCGCAACCCGTGATGGCGCAACTCATACCACCTCGTCTGCCGCAGCTCCCACGGACTGCGCTGCTCGACAGCCTCCACTATCTGGCCCTGCAACGCGTTCCGCTGTTTGTCGTTCATCATAAATTCTCCCCCTTTCCTATCCCCCAACCTCACAACCAGCAAGCGCAGACCCTTTACCATCCCCCTCAATCGCCCCTATCTCATCCTCCATCCGCTCCAGCAGGCTCCTCCCATCCTCGCCCAGAGCCTTGAAATAATCGTCCATACGCTTCCCACCGGCTCCGCAGAAGGCCAGCACCACAGCATCCGCCCGATCCGGGCTATTCACCCCACGCGCTCGCAATTCATCCTTCCCCTCCAAGGTCAGCTTCCCCTTCCCATTGGTCCGCACCTTCCGGCTCACGAACTGCTGCAACAGTACCTCGTCCGTACCCACCGGCCCCAGGTTCACTCGCCCCTCCTCCACCATCCTCCCAAACTCGATCCACATCTCCGCGGCCTTGTTCAAGAACTGATCATCCCGAATGGCCCGCTCCCCGAAGTTCACCCGCCTCACATCCCACCCCTCCGCTCGGAGCGCATCGCACATCACCACACCCATCCCACCCACATCCGCGTAGATGTCCTCAGCTTTGAGCTTCCACTTCCGGAACTCGCTGATAAAGCGCCCCACACTCGCCATCGTGTCCTTGTCCCGCCAGCGAACCAACCCCTTCACCGTGTTCCCCTGCCTCACCACCATCACGCTCTCATCGCCTCCTGCGCTGAAATCACACCCGGCAGTCAGACGATGCCCCTCGGTATCCTCCTTGGGTGGGCCACTAACCAGCTTCTGCCAGTCAGCGGTCCTCACGGCGGTCAAGCTCCCGTCATCCTCCATGAACTCCGCGTAGATCATCGATCTCACCAGCGGGTGACCCTCGCCCCACCGCGCAAACTGATCATCAATCCACTCCTTCCGGATATGCGGGCAGTCGAAAGCGGTAACGGTAAAGGTCTTCCACTTACCATCATTCCGCCTGAATACATCGTAGAAATACCCGCTGCTCCCACCAGGGCTGCTCATCAGCAGCGTCCGCGTCGGCTGGCACCGCTCCATCGACTGGAATATCCCGTCCGGCACCGCCTTCGCCTCGTCCACAATGTACATCAAGTCATTGCTCGGACCCTGCACATGCCAGCCCTCAGCCTTCTCCGGGTTGCTCGCGCTGAACCCGATACAGCGGCTGGTCAATTGTTGGCCATCAACCAACCTCGGGTATACATAGCGGATCTCGCCATCCTTCACCGAGAACCCATTCTCCTCCCCACCCAATCCATTGATCATCTTCCGCAGATGCGGCCACAGAGCATCCGCCACCTGCCGGTACACACCAGCCGTACACACCACCAAGCTCCCAGGCCAGCGGAGCATGTGCCAGATGACCGCACTCGCCGCCACCATGCTCGTCTTGCCCGAGCCGTTCGCAGCCTTCAACGCCACCTTCGAGTGCTTCTCGTTCAGAGCCCCGAGAACCGCCTTCTGCCACGCATAGGTATCGCGTAGGCCAAGCATCATCTCAGGGAAGTTCGAGAGCTGCTGCGCCTCCTCCAGCAACTTCCGCTGCTTCCAAGCAGGGATATGCGAACCCATGCCGAGTGAAGGGGATTTCTTGCGCTTAATTTGCTTGACTGCCATAAAATTGTGGCGGGTACGGAGAGGGGGTATCAGGTATCACCCCACCCCCCTCGTGGGGGTCCCCCCCACCCGGTCGTCTATTACCATATCCTCCTATTGGTATACGCTATCCTATTACTTCCCACCGCCGAAAGCTCCCAGTAAACTACCGCTTACTGACAGTTCTTTGCCTTTGGTAGTGTGATCGAGCTGCGCCCTGGCAACATAGCCTCTAGTTCTCTCAAGCATCCATCCAGCCGCTTGCCAGTTCTGTTCTCCGCTCATGATCTTGCGTTGAAGCAATAGCTCGCCCTGGGCTCGAGCCTGATCCAGCTCCAATTGGAATTCTGGGTTTGCATTGATCCATCGGGACCACTGGGTTTGATTGCCAGATGGAAAGCCGCAAAGGATTGCGATACGGTCAATTGGCATCCCGTAGCGGGCGGCTTCCATCGCTTCATTTTTTGTAGCCTCTGACAGGACCATTTTAGTGCCCTTCTCCGGCTTTGCCCGGAGCCTAGGCTTTTCCACCTTCATGACCCCTTCCTTCCCCTTTCCCATGCCCTTCACTTTGCGCCGCAAAGTAAACCTGGTCTAGACCCTTAATATTTTCTTTTACTTTCCTGTTGCAACGTACCGCAAAGGGTGATCTAGTTTGCGCATGGCCTAAACGACTGGCCTATTCCATCCAATGAAACTACGCATCCCACCCAAACTCCAAGGGCCCCTCTGCCTCCTTGGATTCCTTGCAATCATCGCCCTCGTCGCCCTCATCGAATCGATCGGAGGTCTCCAATGACTCTATTCCGTTGCAACGGCTTCCGCTCCGTTCGCACCCTTGGCATCCACGATGCCGCTCAAATCTTCGCGAAACGTGCTGCCCGCCGGGCTTTCGGCCGTCGCGGTATCGTCCGAACCCTAGTGGAGGATTCCTACACTAGGAATCTGTCCATCGTGGAATTCGCCGCCTTCATCGGATATCCGAGCGGCCGCAATGAAACGACCGGCCACAACGTCCGTTTCACCGTGATCAACGGAGGTGCCCGATGAGCAATGGATTTATCCTCCACGAGGACACCCAAAGGGTGATAATCGCCACCGGCTTCTCAACCCCCAGCGACAACCGGAAGACCGGAGATATGATCCAGATATGGATCCTCTGCAAAGCGGAGGACCCCGTTACCGCGATTAAAACCGGACTTGATCGCCTCATATGCGGCAATTGCAGACATCGTGGACACGAGGTTGACGGTGTGTTCGGGGTTGAACGCACGTGCTACGTGAATCAGGGCCAAGCCCCGCTTCAAATCTGGAAGTCTTGGAAAGCGGGCAACTATTCCCCCTTGCGCTCCCTTGAAGTGTTCACTGGCCGTCGCGTCCGTTTCGGAGCATATGGTGACCCCACTCACCTTCCGCTTAGCCTCGCCCTCGCGATCGCGGGTGTCGCTTCGGGTCACACAGGCTACACCCACCAATGGCGAAAGCCGTCGCTTCAGGGTTGGCGTCAAATCCTGATGGCCAGTGTCGACACCACAGCGGAACTTGTGATCGCTCGCTCGATGGGTTGGTC